CGCAAAGAGGGCGCCAAGCCAAAAAACAAAAAACCCAAAAAAAAACCCGCCAAGCCGCAAAAAGGTTTGGCGGTTTTGTTTTGTCTGTGCTATAATGGCAGCCCTGATTAACCCGTTAAAGATGTTTCAATTATGACACCAATACCATCCGCAGAGGCTATGCGGGAATTGTCTACCAGTAAGCGCAGTATCGACGAACGAACAACCAAATGGCTGCATGAAACATGCGTTAAGGCCATTTGCGAACAAGCAGACGACGGATACTTGTCTGCCACTATCCCGTTATTGCCCAATCTAAACCCCGAATTGATTATCCAAGCCCTAAGTGACAAGGGGTATGCAGCATTTGTCACGTCAGCACCCGACGGGCGTTGGCAAAATTACCGATTAATTGTTTCATGGAAGGAAGAAAAATGACCAACAAATACCGAGCTTTGCACAACGAAGAAGGCCGCTTTACCCCTGAAGCCGCTAAGATTATCCGGCGCTACCTGATGACTTGCCCGTTTACAACCAAGTTTGTTTTGCAGGATGGTTCAAAAGTACCATTCAAGGTAACTGCATCCTACCGCGACAAATCCCTTGAAATTGGCGGGCGTCGATACGACTACAATTTCATTTGTTATGAAGGCAAGGAATACGATATTGTTGGCCTTGAATCAGAGTTATTGCTGGATGACATTCGAGAAGAATTTAGAATTGGCACGGCCAACCCGCCACAACTTCCCTGCTTTGCAAGAAACCGCTATACAGGCGTCTTGTATTACTTCTACGAACCGTTGGGCTGCATCCATGCCACGCTAGGCTGGCCGGGCATTGATTTGCCATCTATCTATGACGAACAATGGGAAATTATCCCGTTTGATAAAGTACCCAGCGCGATTGAACACGAAAACGCCCTCGTCGTTGCAGGGCGAAATCGTGGCAACAGTGAATAAGATTTACCAAATCTTTACAATAAAGGATATTGCATTTAAAGCAATATCCTTTTAATATATCCCCCGTGAAATGCTTATCCATAAAGGAAACCAAGAAATGCAAAACTATATCAGAACTGCTCTTGACCATATCCAAACCATGCGCCGTGTAGGACGCGACCATGCTTCAATTGCCGTTATCCCTAGCGAGTATAGTATCGGATATATCGCTGCCCGCATTGCCGCTGCAGGTTATACCGTAGCCGTAACCAAAGCCCGTAATATCCACGTTGTGTGGTAAATCATAGAAGCGCCACAGCGCATCACAGACCGCGACGACGCCCTAGGGTAATACCCTAGCCTACCTCGACCCCTTAATCGCAATCTGTGGCCATCTGTGACCCGAGAAACGCTATATTTGAAAAAGGAAGTATGATGCAACCCCAACACCTGAACTATGAAGCCAAGCCCCTGCTTTTTGATGCAGCGTTGGCCAAACAGTTTACCAAGATTGAACCCAATGCCGAGCTACCGCCCAACCTTTGGTGTCAGATGGTAGCCCTATCCAATATCAAACAAGTGGCCTTGGCAGGCATTAACGCAATGGCTTTGACAATACCCGAGTATTATGACCAGACGAGGATTCAAAGTGTCTTCGTCGCTGCAGGCTACAAGGTAACCCTTGGTAAAGAGCGCCGTATGCTTATCCAATGGGGTCGCTTGCCGGAAAGCGTTAATGATATGCTGTACCCTCCACAGAAAGATGTTGATGAATACTTTGGTTAATCAGGGGGGACAATCATGATACCGTATGCCAGCCAAGTTCGAATACTTTACAAAGCAAGACAGAAGCTCTGCCACTTACCCGTTAGAAATCAAGAATGGTATGTCATTGTAGCCTTGGCGATTACTAAGGCCGTTAATCACGGCTTACCTTCAACAACCATTGAAGCGCCGATGGGGGTTGATGTTACGATTGCCGAAGAAGATATACGGGACAGGGGCTACAATGTCTTTGTCGACGAATACCGAAACTTCACGATTTCATGGGATTAAACCTTAGCAGAAACTGCCACGGAACTAAAAATCCGTGGCAGTTTTATTACCATTGGCTCGAACCCGAAAGCTACGAAATGCTAAATCAGGCTGAATACAGGCCTATTCAATCCTATCACAACCAATGAAAACCATAATCTACCAATCTAATCAGGTAGCCTTAAAAGAAACTGCTAAGGATTTAAAGTTCCTTAGCAGTTTTATTACTATTGGTTCGAACCTGAAAGCTACGAAATGCTAAAACTTGTTCTTTCAGCCAAGCCCACATAGTTTTTCGGATACCAGTTGCCGTTGATGTTTTCATTGAACCACCCCTCGGGCTGTTCTAGGATATTGAAGCCGAACTGGTATTTGACCTCAAGATAGTTCATATCCCGTTCTGTAGTACAAACAGCCAATATTTCACGCTTGAAGGCATCAATGCCTTTTTCCTTAACCAAATCCTTCAAGGCCACACACGAAGACCAGTAATGCTTCCAATCTGATTCCTTGACTACCTTGGCGCGTTTCCCGGCCTGCTTGCGCTTAAACCAAAATACCTTTTTGCCTAGGTAGCGCTTACCCGTTTCAATTTCGGTAATCAGGTAAACAAATCCGAATGCCCCTTCAGGCACAGTATCAAAAGGTTTCCCGTTAAACAGCCACGGGTTTAAGTAAGGCTTTTCCTTACCTCTTGCCATAAGGTTTCTCCACAATGGTTCGGGCTTCGCCACGGTTATCATCCAAGGTAGCCCAGTATTTGTACGAAAAGGTCACGGTTACGTTTTGCACGGCATTATTGCCATAACTCAAGTCAACGCTGGCCAGCGTTAAGGGATAGGCTTCAATCAGTTTCACACCATAGGCGTCATTCCCTTCCCTATCCAATGCCCATATATGCACATCCGAAGTGAACTCCGAATAGAAGTTCAAAGTATTGTCATGGATATTGACCACGGCATTTTGCCAAATATCGAAGTAGCGCCGGGTATTGAGCGTACTATCGGCATAGAAGGTCATTGTTACGGGGTTATACATCTGACTGTAGGGCACGCGGTAGGGCATGACCATCTGCTTGTGTTCATAGCTCTGCAGCATCCTATCCGGGAACATGGCGCTATGGCACATAATATTGATTGCGCCAGTGCCATTATACAGGCTTTGGGATTGCCTGATTCGTCCCTGTTCTGACTGGTCATTGGTAATCCTGCCTGTATTGGGCACGCCTTTAGGCAGGTTAAACTCCATCCGGTATTTGTTAGGGATGGATATACCGCGCTGCATTTCGCTGAACAGCTTCAGCACTGACATATCTGCTTTGGTCATTATTTGTATCTCCTAGCGTCTTTCCAAACGGTAGAATCAGGGGCTTTCTTGAATTGCTGTGTCGGCAGGAAGGCCACCTCTTCCCAAAAGCTCGAATTTACGCGCATGATTTTGGATTGAACATGGCTGGCTAAGTATCGCTTAATGCAGTGTTGAAAGAAGGGTACTTGCGACAGCCTAGACAGCATCTTGTAGGATAGGTGCATGTATGTGCGCTTACCGTTACCACCTGTTCTAATGGTCTTGCTGTACTCCATCAACTTATCAAGCAGCTTTGCCCGCAAGATAGGTGGTAGGTAATGCAGGTTAAGGCCTAGCCAGCCATCCGCATACACGTTGATGCAGACAATCAGCGGGAAGGCATCCCAGTAAGGCAGCTTTTCTTTTGTCTTGGCATCATAAACATACTGATACATCCCACCGATATACATTTTCTGACGGCTGGATACCGCTGTGGCCACATTGCGTTCATCATGACTACCACCTGCATCACGCAGCTTGCCTAGATACCAGCGCAGGCTGCTGTCAGCACGTTTCTTCAGACGGCCTTGCCGGGTAGCAATGCGAACTTTCTTTTCAATCGCATTCTTCTCTTCAGGGGCTGCAGCCGTAGAAGCAGATTTAGGTTGCTTTGGCGCTGTCTTGGTTAGTTTAGGCTTGGCCGTTTTAGCTGCTGCAGCCTTGGCTGTTTTAACTGGCTTGGTATCCTTGGCAGTTCGTAAAGGCTTTGTATCCTTAGCCGTGCGCTTTGGTTTGGTATCCTTGGCAGACTTGGCCTTGGTTTCTTTAGACGCAGTTTCGGGCTTGACCTTGGCAGCCTTCTCGGCTTCCTTGGCCTTCTTGGATTTAATCGGGGCAACCCGTTTCAGCTTTGGCTTTTCCGGTTCTTTAACCGCTTTCGGCTTAGGCTGTGGCAAATCCATCCGCTTCAGCTTCACATGCGGTTTGGCCTTATTGGGCTGCTTCAGCTTGATTTTCAGCTTTGGCTTCTTCACGCCTGTTACTTCATCTTCAATATCTGCCATATCATTAACATTCTATAGAAAATCCTAGGATTTCTAGGATTGTTGGTAACTGTTTGTGGGATAAGGATTTCTGTTCAACTTGGTATCGGTTGACCTCTCAACGCTCAACCGATACATACTCGAGTAATCATTAACATATTTCACTAATCCGGTATCCCCGCTATCTGATATTTAAATACTGTTAGATACACCCCTATAGGATACTACCGATGGCAGTCAATCCATTTTTTGACAGGCTGGAAGCGCATAACGAACAAGCGCTGTTTGCCGACCTAGTCGACGAAGACATCCAAATCAGCGGCTTTGACATAACCTACATCCACCGCAGTGAGTTTGCAGTCGACGAAATCTTTACCGAAGCCAAGGCATCCAAGTTCAAAGACTCTTTTGTCATTGAAGCCAGTATTAGCGACAATGTAACAGGCTGGCAGGGCACAAATGAGTTCATGAACCAGTTTGGCCTGAATATCGACAATACAGGCAGCATCAAAATCTCCCAACGCCGCTGGCAGGAAGCACAGGCCGAACGGGCATCCCAAGGCCTGAAGGTATTAGAGCGCCCTCTAGAAGGCGACTTGGTTTACTTTGGCTATGGCCACGCTACCTTTACCAATAACCTGTTCATCATCAACCACGTTGATTTTGCAGATACCAATTGGCAACATGGCCGGGCTTTCCTGTATCGCCTGCAGGTTACTAACTACACGCCGAACTATAACGAGAAAATCGAAACGCCGATATTTGACAGTATCCCCGAGCTTACAGAACAGTTTGCCGCGATGGATTACTACAATGATTTGGCCACGCAGAACCAAGAAGTCCAAGACAAGGCCGACACCCTTGTTAAGTTCGACGAGAAGAATCCGTTTGGAGGAACCTAATGCATACCGCCCTAACCACCCCCTTCTATCACGAGACAATCAAGCGGGTAGTCGTGATTTTCGGCACAGTCTTCAACAGCCTGCATGTAATCGATGATTTCAATCAAACCCGCAAAGTGCCGCTGTACTATGCTGCTAGAGACAAGTTCGTCAATTTCCAGCAAGAGCGCCCCGACTTGTACAATATCAAGACAGAGCAATCCCTGCCTAGGATGGCGTATTACATGACGGGCATTGCCTATGCCCCGCAAAGGATGACTGACAAGCGGCAGCGCTTGGAAAGCCACGACACCAAGACTGTGCAGTTTAACCGCGTGCCCTACGACTTTACTTTTGAACTGTATGTCAAAACCCTGCGCTTTGAAGAAAGCCTGAAGGTAGTCGAACAAATCCTGCCATTGTTCAAGCCCAGTTTTAACGTAACAGCCGATGATGTGGACGGCATGGGCTTCCGCAATGACTATACCATCACGCTCAACAGCTCGGGCTATGAAGATACATGGGAAGGCGAATACAGCCAGCCCCGTTCGGTATTGTGGACACTATCCTTTACCGTACAAGGCTATCTGTACAGCCCCAATGAAACGGCCAACCGCATTAAGGAAACCATCCTGCATCTTGGCGCGACTGATTACAGCAAAATCTACGAAACCCTGACGGCTGAAGTTATCCCAAGGGAAGCCAACAGAACTGACCCCCACAGGATTAAAGAAACCATTATCAAGGTAGACCCCGATGAGTAACTACGTCGACCCCATTTCCAAATCACTAAACGCGGCAACGCCGATTGCCCCGCCTGCTCTGGCAGTGAAAGAGCATACTGAAGAAGCCGATTTCATGAGCAAGGTTCAGGCCTTCCGCAATCAGATGGCTACCAATGCCACACTAGATTACAAGGATGCCCGCCACAATATCCGCCTGCTTATACAGGGCGCGATGGATGCCTTCCCGGATGTAGTCGGCGCAGTCGAAGAAACACGCAGCGACAAGGCCATTATTGCTTTAAATGGCTTCCTGAAGACTGTTACCGAGATGAATCAACTCTTGGTATCCCTGAACTCTTCTGTAACCAAAGAACAAAGAACCACGCAGCAGCCCAATATCCAAGCTCAGACGGCCAACGTTGTTATCCAAGCCGATACATCCGATGCTTATCAGGCTGCCGTGGAAAGCCCCAAAGACAGATTTAATATAGGCCACGACGATGATTAAAGACGGCCAAATCGACAAGAAAAACCTGTGCTACATGAACCAGCGCAATTTGAAACGCGCCGGGGTCTTGATACCGCTTACCAAGGCACAGGATGCTGAACTTAAGAAATGCGCTAAAGACATCCTGTACTTTGTCGCCAACTATGTGAAAATCCTAGACTTGGACGGCGGGTTTACCCTGTTCAAGATGCGGGATTATCAGAAAGAGTTTATTTCTACCTGCTACAGCAACCGCTTTGTTATTTCCATGATGGCTAGGCAGATGGGCAAAACCACTACAGTCGTGGCCTACCTGCTCCATCAAGCCCTAACCCGTAGGGATATACGCATTGCCATCCTATCTAACAAAGCCGATTCAAGCCTTGACGTAATTGACAGGCTGAAACGCGCCTACGAAGCCTTGCCGTGGTATATGCAGGTTGGCGTTAAAGAGTGGAACAAGTACAGCATTGAACTTGGTAATGGCGCAAAGGTAGTGGCAGCCGCGACATCTTCGTCATCTATCCGTGGCCGTAGTTTCCATATCGTTTACTTGGATGAGTTTGCCCACGTCGAAAATGATGTGGCCTTCTATACTTCTACCTATCCGGTAATTTCATCCGGTAAAACCACGCAGGTTATCATTACCAGCACGCCCAATGGTATGAACCTGTTCTACAAGCTGTGGACGGAAGCAGAAGAGAAACGCAATAAGTTTATCCCGCTGCTTTACGATTACACGCATAATCCCAACTACGATGAAGAATGGCTGGCCGACACGAAATCCAATATGACGCCACAAGAGTTCGCACAAGAATTTGAATGCGCCTTCTTGGGTTCGGCTGCCACGCTGTTATCCGGTCCGACATTGCGCAGATTGGCCATTAAAACACCGCTGCCCGAATTTACTTCAGACAAGATTAGCGTGTATGAAGAACCCAAGCCCGACCATGTCTATGTGGCCATTGCCGATGTGGCAGAAGGTACAGGTAATGACAGCAGCGTGGTATCAGTCTTTGATGTTACCGCTATGCCCTACAGGCACGTGGCCGTCTATCGCAATAATCTGATAACCCCGCTGCCATTCGCTGACGAAGTATTCAAGATTGCCAAGGCCTACAATGACGCATGGCTGGCCGTTGAAACCAACAGCATAGGCAACGGCGTGGCACAGACCCTATGGATGGATTACGAGTATGAAAACCTGATTTGCTATGACGCCACAAAAGGCGATATACGTTTCAGCCCGCAGAACTTGGGGATACGGACGACTAAGAAAACCAAATCCATAGGCTGCAGCAATCTGAAGACGCTAATGGAAACACAGTGCCTGATAACCAATGATGCCGCTGCCATTACAGAACTGACTACCTTCGTGAAGAAGGGAAGCAGTTATCAGGCAGACAATAACAAGCACGACGATGTTGTAATGACCATGGTACTGTTTGCCTTGCTGACGACCACGCCCTACTTCAGAGACAGCTTCAATGATGCCCCGAAGGCCATACGCAATCTAAGCTCTCAAGCGATGGATGAAGAACCCCTGTTTATGTTTGTGGTCAACGGGATTGACCAAGACGATACTTGGAATGATTCTTCGGGCGTGTATTACGTTTGATACGCGCCAATGCGAAAACGCCCCGAAAAGGGCGTTTTTTTTGTTTGAGGTAGGCTAGGATATTAGCCTATAGCGTCGTCGCAATCTGTGGCGATTGTGAAGCGACTGTGGGGCATTAGAAGAAATCGGCTACTGTATCGCATGCTTTATATTGGTATTGATGGGTATCGATTAAATCCAGTATTTCTTGATTATCGATGTCTTGCAATACATTGTCGACAAGCTTATACCGCTCGACCTCTTCCCTTGGCGTATAAACATCCAACAATTCTTCATCTGTAACCGGATTAACCGTCGAATTTTCTTCAGCGACAGATTTGCGCAATATCCGCAAAACTTGGTTTTGGTAGGCATCTGCAGGCAGGGTTTCAAATCCCCACTGGTCTAACAAGTACGCGTCCATGCAGCATTTCCAGCATGATAGGCAGCGGTTTGGCGGAATGTCCATGTTGTACTTGCCTGCCATAGTTTCGCGAACCTTGTTTCTGTGCCTATCCGGTATCAGGCAGGATTGCGTATGTTTAACCCAATCCATGTGCTTATGATAGAGATAGGCCTTGGCATGATGTGTGGTTCTAAACGGCGATGTGATATAGCGCAAAGCGGGGAAGGTAGCCTTAACCGCCTTCACAAAAGCCTTAATGATTTCGTTAGAATCCGACAGGTTGAGCTTGGGATTGGCAATGGCCAAAGTATCGGTACGAAAACAGCCAAGGCTGAAAATGTGATAATTATTGGCTATCATGTAGTCAATCATCATGGACATAATCAATTGGTCTTTCACGACAGACTCGCTGGTGGGCGAATCATATTCGCATTTGCCCGCATACGCGATTTTATGGCTTATCAGCTTCAGCCCGGTTTTATCGGCAAATTGTTCAGCCACCATCTGTTCTACCGGATATGACGCATTGAATCCCTTGGCGCGGTATAACTGGCAACCGATATTGCTGTCGATAAAATAGGCAGCCGTGGCAGCGCTGTCTTTACCGCCGCTGAAACCAAGGATAACGGTTTTATTGTCATCATGCAGTTCGACGGCTGGCAGTTTGATACAGTAATCTTTTTCGCAACAAGGTTGGCCACAGGCCGTATAGATTAAGTCTAGGTATTCATCCCATGCTGTATTAGGCACTTTCAGCTTCGTAGGAAACGGTATAACAGATAATTCTTGATACAAATAAAGCATGTAATCGGTATATGCGCCGTAGCCGTAGCTTTGCGGTTTAATGGTAATCATCTTAAACCCCGTGTGTGGAAAGTGAGCTATTCTAACATAATCAATAAATAACTTATAGCTAATTTCCAAATCCGATTTAATTTACCGAGGACAAAAACCATGAGTAGAGCACCGGGTGTTTTAATCCGCGAAATCGACCTTACCGGGAGCGTGCCCGCCGTCGGCACTTCCGCCGGGGCAACTGTAGGCGACTTCACTTGGGGCGCAGCCTTCCAGCGCGTGCGCGTATCTGACGACAACGAACTGGCTGCCACTTTCGGCAAGCCTACCGACCGCAATTACGTGTCTTGGCTGACAGCCAAATCCTTTTTGGCTTATACCGGGATGTTGTATATTGTGCGCGTGGTAGATAGCACTGCCAAGAATGCCACTGGTGACGGCGCTGGCTTGCTGATTAAAAACCAGCAGGAATTTAATGCCGTTAATGACGACACTGGCACTCACGCTGCCAAACTGTTTGCAGCCCGCTATGCAGGCGCTTTGGGCAACAGTATCGCCATTTCCATTGCCGATGCCAAAAACTTTGAGAAATGGGAATACGCCGACGAGTTCGACGCCGCCCCCGCTACTTCAGAGCATGCTGCATCTGTAGGCGCGAAGTATGACGAAGTTCATGTGGTAGTCATTGACAAGCTTGGCCTGTTCACCGGCGTGGTTGGCGCAATCTTGGAAACCTACCCCTTCCTATCCAAAGCCCGTGATGCCAAAGGCCTTGACGGCGCTCCCATCTACTATGCCGCTGTGCTGAACGAACAATCCAAGTATGTTTACTTCTTCGGCCATCCGATTACTGCCAACTATCACGATAACACCGGCGATTACACCGATGCTACCGACGAATGGGGCAGCAAATTGGTTGTCAACGGCGAAGCCAAAAAGTTCAAAGTCTTGAAGAAACAGGATGACGATAACCACCACGGCTATTACACCAAGCTGGAAGGCGGTAATGATGGCGGTATCCCGGATGCGCAAGAAATCATCCAAGGCTGGAATGAATTCAAATCTACCGAGGAAATCGACGTCGGCATCCTGATTACAGGTAATGCAGGCGGTAAGACTTCACACAAAACCGTTTGCCAGCACGTGATTGACAATATCTGCGAGCGCCGCAAAGATTGCGTGGTAACTATCAGCCCGCAATTGGAAGACGTTTTGAACAAAACCCAATCCGATGCAACCGACAAGATTGTGGCAACCCGTAACGGCTTGAATCGTTCTTCCAACTATGCCATCTTTGACAGCGGCTGGAAGATGATGTATGACGTGCATAACGACAAATACCGCTGGGTTCCGCTGAATGGCGATATTGCCGGGTTGATGGCTTTGACCGAGAACCAGTACGATGCTTGGTGGTCGCCTGCAGGTTACAATCGCGGCAAACTGCGCAATGTGGTTTCACTGGCCTTCAATCCTTCCGAAGACAGCCGCACCGTACTGTACAAAAACCAAGTCAACAGCGTGGTTACATTTACCAACGACGGGACTATCCTGTACGGCGATAAAACCATGCAAGCCAAGACTTCGGCCTTCCAGTACATCAACGTTCGACGCCTGTTCATCACTTTGGAAAAAGCGATTGGCAAGGCCAGTAAGTATCAGTTGTTCGAGTTCAACGATGCGACAACCCGTCTTCAGTTTAGAAATATGGTAGAACCGTATTTGCGTGAAGTTAAAGGCCGTCGCGGCATCTATGATTTCCGTATAGTTGCAGACGAGACCAACAATACGCCGGAAGTTATTGACCGTGGCGAGTTTGTGGGTACTATCTTCATCAAAGCCGCACGTTCAATTCAGTGGGTCTCATTGAGCTTCGTGGCTGTTAGAACTGGAGTAGACTTCAGCGAAGTGGTTGGCCAGAAGTTTTAAGCCTTGATTGAAAATAAGCCCCATGGATTTCATGGGGCTTTTCTGTTCTTACCGATATGCTACAATATCCATTAAATAGCAATAACACATTTGATTACAGGAGTTAGATTATGGCTTCATCCACGACTGGTGATTGGCTGTATAACAAGCAGCTTAAACATCTCTTAAAAGGCGAAAGTTGGACACCCCCGACCACTGTTTATATGGCCTTGTTTACCACTGTCCCGCAATTGAACGGTTCAGGCGGGGTAGAAGTTTCCAAATCTGGCACAGGATATGCCCGCGTGGCTATCCAGCAGGGCACGGGTTGGTCAGGTCCGAGTGGCAGCAATCAGGAGTACTCGAATACCGCTGACATTGTGTTTGGTGTGCCGACAGGCAATTGGGGAACTGTACAGGGTTGCGGACTTTACTCTGCTCAAGACGGCGGTGATTTACTGTTCACAGGTTATATGGCAACTGCCAAGACTGTTACTGCAGGCGACGGTGCTCCGAAAATCCTCGCAGGTCAATACCGTATCAGCCGTGCTACTTGTTAAAACTTTGCATTACAACAAAGCCCGCTCAATGCGGGCTTTTATTTCTTTCCATCCCATGCTACAATTGCCCGCGTTATCAACCCGAAAGGAACTACAATGGCCTTAATTGCCGATGATTACAAGAATCCCGTATTGAAAACGACCTACCCTGTTGATTCTGATTTGACGACCCGCGAACTGATTGATAAGTTTGTACAAGCTGCCCAAAAGGCGTCATCTGTTAAAGATATGTTCAAGATTGCCAAGTTGCAGCGCCAAATTTACCGCAAAGGCTACCTGATTGAAATTACCTATTTGTTTGGTACGCGCTGGATGTTTTGGTTATACCTGCATGCCTTTAACAAGCCCGTGAAGTCTGTACAGGTTTTGAAATTTGATGTAGAAGAAGGCCAATCATGAACACGGATTTGCTGACCCTGATAGAACGCCACAGTTACTTGGTATCGCATCCACGGTTTTCAAATCTGCTAAAGATTGTTCGCCTTGAAAAAGAAATGCTGGTTATCCACGGCTTCAAGGCAGATACCGAGTTACCCCATGGCTTCATAGGCAAACTCGTTCAATTATTGAGGAAATACTATGCCAATCTCTAAAGAGTGGATTCGGGAAAACTTGATGGTGCGCTCCGACGGGGCGCTTTGCTATCATGCCTATAACCGCTTAACACCTGAACAGAAAGCCGAGCTGCAGGCAGCCTTTCCCCTGTACAAGAACCGCCGGGATATTATCCAAGCATGGCTGCATGGCGATTATAACCGCTGCCAGCATTGCGGAAAGCCGATTACATATGACCAGCAAACCCGCTATGATTACCAATCAGGCGAGAAGGTTATGCGACGCAAGAAATATTGCAGTTCTCGTTGCATGTATACCGGATTGTATGGCAATACCAAAGAAGCCATACAAAAAACAACCCGCAAGGATAACTTGAGCTCGTGGCTGTATGGCGGGTAAATTATCAAATCTTTACTAAGAACGATATTGCTTTAAATGCAATATCGTTTTATTATGGCTCTGTATTTTGAAGAAAGGATGTGTTTATGCACAAACTCAATTTGTTTGACATTTTCAACAACCGCCTGACAATCGAAGGCGGAAATACCTTGACCATCTATCCCGCTGATGCGGGTTTCATGGCCACGGGTTTTACTTTGGGCTGGCAGGAAGCCAAGGCCTTGAGCGACTACCTGAAGGATTGCAGCGAGTATCTGCATTTGTCAGAAGTGATTGAACGCCTGAAGGCTGCCTATCCCGATATGCTGATTTGGCAACTGCCTACGCCTTTGCTGATTGACGCATACTATGCCCGCGATAATGCTGTTCAGTTGGTTACTAACGGTGTAGTACAGGAAATCGTGAAACTGGTTCAGCAAGAACTGGCCAATGAAGGAGCGTCAAATGCTGCCGAATGATATTGATACCGGGGTGTTTACCGACGAAGCGCTAACAATCATCCAATCCATGTATCAGGATGGCGTGATGAAAGGCGAATTAGAATACAAGCCCACAGGCTATCCGCCGAAACAGGATTACGCGCCTTTCATCAATGCCCCCAAGGCCTGCAGTTTCACTGACGAACAAGATGAAAAAGAGTTCGCCCGCCGTTTCCGCTTGGCCGATGAATTAAATGCATTTGGCGAATTGCTGCAGCCCAAGTTTGTTGCCGATGAACAGGACAACATGTATATTTTGCATAAGCAGCGGGTTGGTTTCTGCGTATTGAGTTACAACCCAAAGCGCCGTGTCGGCGAAGAATATGTGTTATACGATAAGCGGCTTATGCAGATGATGCTGCAAAATGCCTTGGAAATCATTTGCCCACCTATCCGCCATTATCATGCCCTGCATTACAAATCTGCTAGGGTATTGGTTGGGCTGATACAGGAAGGCAAGATTAAGCACCTGAAGACTGTTGGCGAACCTTGTAAGGAAATTGTCGTCAAATCTGTAGAAGTGGTTGCCAGTCCCGTGAGAGTTAAAAACTACATCATCAACGGCGAAATCTACGACAACCGATTGACCATGCTTACGGGGGATAATACTGCCGACATCCTAACTACCTATCATCAAGCCGACGAAACATTGCTGCGCCAAACCTACAACAATACCTGCCCATGCTTGAAGAGATGCGGAAACACGCTGGCTTTGTTTGTTAATGAGCGTACTATCGTTAAATTGAACAACACGCTGGATAATCCCTGTTATGTTGATTATGATGCTTTGCCGATAGACAGTTCATGCTGGCAGCATCTTTATGTTGAGGAATTTTTTGACAGACTCAATGGAGTAAAATCATGAATTATGCAATCCGCGATGCCAATGGGCGTTTTACCAAATTTGCCGCTGACATCATTGCCGAAATGCTGAAAGAAGGCGCTGTTAAAGGTCGGTTTGTCACTGCCGACGACGAACGGCTGCTATACCCTGCCTATACCGCCATCAATGGCGATAATGGCAAGCCGCACAAATACTATCCCCATAATATCAGTGGGCGCAGTTATACGTCAACCCTGTACTGGAATTCATCAAAGCATCCAAACAAGCTGGATATTGTTGATTTTGAAAGCCAGCAAGACTATGAAGAATTCATGACCCGTTTTAATGCCAAGTTGAAAGAAGCTGTGAATAATCCCACCCTTCCGAAAGCATTTGTCGATGAATGGGGAAGTTGCTATATCGGTGACAAAAACGGGTATCTTTGCATCTTCGACCCCCAAGGCAGCGAATACGGCGAGATATTACACGAAAGCGAACATGAAGACCGCATTATGTGTTGGCAGCCTATCCCATTAGAAACCGCCTTGAAGGTATTTACCAAGAAAACATTTAAAGGGGTAGATGAATTGAAAGCGGCAAGGATTGTCGCGGCCATCCAAGGCTGCAAAGTGGAAGGCGGGTTGGTTTGCGAATACGGTAATAAGTTGAACGACTTGGTTGTCGAAGTTGACCACGACCCTTATGCAAGATACCCCTATATCATCAACGGCGATTATTTTACCCGTGGCTTGATTGATGAAAACGGCAATAGCGGCTGGAAGCTGACCAAAGGCAGTGATAAAGCTTGTATCCGTATGGCAAAACGGGATTTGCCCAAGCTGCGCAAATCCAAAACCACCGGCGCAATCGTATTGTTTACCGGGATTGAAACGGGCGTTGAACTCACTAACTATCTGTCTAATGATACCACTCGCTGCAGAGAATCCTATATCCCCCGTGATACCGACGCGAAATGGCAACCCCTATCAGTCAAAGAAGCCATTAAAGCTCTGAAGGAACAAAAATGAAACTAGCCAAATTTTACCGAATCGACGACGATACCGTGTTCCTGCACACTGGTCCTGACAATACTGGCTTCCTGTTATCCCATGATATGCCGATGGTGGCCACGCAGATTGATTTTGACGACTATCGCCAAATCGATATTGACGAAGCCCTGAAGCTGTTTTTACCACGACCGTTGAGAACCGACCGCAAAGGCATGACCCCTGCAGGCGCGAAGGCCTTAGTCGACCTTGCAATGGATAACCCTGATATTACTGTACAGCGCAATGACGGCGAATTTCGCAAGGCATTAGACGTTAATGTGGATTTATCGGATGAAGGTTCAATTTTCCCTTACTACATTGCAGGCTGTTGGTACAAACGCGATTTGACTCACCCTATCGGCAAGAACACTATCGTGGATGTAGGCAATCCCTACCGCCGATTATTGGATATGCAGGTTGTTTCAGACAACAAGTATGTTCATGTTTATGATATGGGCGACGGCGTTTTCATCCTGCGATTGAATAAACATAACGCCTATTACCTATCAGGGGATAATGCCGGGGGTGAAGCGCCCGTGCCTAACATCCGCCCCATGTACTATCAGGATGCAATCGACACCTTTAAGCTTATCCAAGAGAAAGAACAGGGGAAGTTTAGAAAGAACAACCAACCGCTGTTCTACATGGATACCGATGACTGTATCTGCATGATTATCCCCGCTGTGAATATGGTCATCAATTTCAACCAAAAAACTATTCGGTGCTTAGACGATTGTGGCAAAGGCGTGAAGCAAATCTTAACGCCCAAGCAGGCCAAACAGGCTTTGAGATTGTTTAATACGGATAATCCGCATTTCCCAAGGTTTGCCATTGATAAATGCGAATCCCACATTGTCTTGTTTATCAACCGCAATACCGCTATCATCATGAACGGCCTGCATGCTGGCAAGCAGTATGTTATGGGGCTTGAATATGACGACATTGCCCTAGAACCTGTCAAATGGGGTAAGGCTGTTGAACTCCTGAAGGGGGATGGCGAGTAATCCCGTTTTGCAGTATAATCAGGTTTCGCGGAGTAGGAAGGCGGTTCAATGTGAAGGATAAGCCGCCCTGAAACAGCACGGGAAGGGCGCAATGCGTTGGTCTGCAACACCAACTTTAAACCCCCGCCTTCCTACTCCGTCCCGTGCATCTCTTTTTAAGGAAACATTATGAAACAAGAACGCGATTTTGACGGCAGGTTTACCGCTGAAGCGGGTGGCGGGTTTTGCCCAG